TGATGGCAAACCCTGCACCAAGGAGACACTGAAAGCTGTCCGTAAGGGCACCAAGGTCAACGTAATCCTGCAGCAGAAGCCCTACGCAATGGGCACCTTCAACACCTCAATCCGTGTGATTGGTGTTCAGATTGTCGAGCTCGCTACCGGTAACGGTGCAGTCGATTCTGGAGACCTGAGCGTGGAGGATGTTGCTGCTCTGTTTGGATCAGTCGAAGGCTTCAAGCAGGACGACCCACAAGTCCGACAAGCCGAAACCGTTGCAGCAGTAGAAGATAGCTACGACTTCTGATGAACTACCGCTCCGGTTTGGAGGAGCGATTAGGAAAGCATCTGGATAAGCAAGCAGTTCCGTACCTCTACGAGGTGCAGAAATTCCCTTACATCACTGAGTCCAAATACACGCCAGATTTTTTCTTGCCGAACGGCGTAATCATAGAGGCAAAAGGCTTCTTCAAACCGTCAGATCGCAGGAAAATGTTGGCTGTTAAGGCACAACATCCTGAGCTAGATATTCGCTTCGTTTTCCAACGAAATAACACTTTAACTAAAAAATCTAAAACCACTTATGGAGCCTGGGCAACAAAGCATGGGTTCCCTTGGTGTGTCTTCCCCGCAATCCCTGAATCATGGTTGACCTGATTATCCGCATCGATCAGTTCGTTTGTGAACTCGAAGATGAAGGAATCCCATTCTCTGAAATTCTCCCTGAGCTACGTCAATACGTGGAAATTGCGGAGGATCTTGATGGAAACTGATGGCAATGTCGTCATCTCTCAAGGACCCTGTGGATCCTGTACTTCTAGTGATGCTTGGACAACTTACTCTGATGGCGGTGGCTATTGCTTTAGCTGCGGTCATTATGAAAAAGGAAATAGCAGCCAAGCGTCACAATTGCCGCCCCGTAACCTATCGAAAATGGTGAATTACTCCGGCGACTTTGCTGGGATACGTTCCCGCTGCATCACCGAAGAAACCTGCAAAAAATACAACGTCCGCCAGGAGGGGCCAGCACTGCGCTTCCCCTACTACGCAAGCGGAAGGGTTGTGGCTTACAAGGAACGAGACCCCAAAAAGAACTTCACTTGGCACGGAAAGAACGATGAGCATGCGCTCTTCGGTCAGCACCTTTGGGGCTCCGGTAAGTCCATTGTGATCACCGAGGGTGAACTCGATGCCCTGTCTGTCTCTCAAGTTAGAGGCAACACATGGGCAACGGTGTCTATACCCAACGGGGCACAAAACGCACGCAAGGCGTTACAACATCAGCTCAAATATCTCCTCGGATTCCAGGAGATAATTCTGATGTTTGATAGCGACGAGGCAGGCGTACAAGCCGCCGAAGATTGCGTCAATCTCTTTCCCCATGAGCGTGTTTTCATCGCCTCTGTAGACCCTTACAAGGACGCCTCAGAGGCTTTGTCCGCCGGAGACGGTGAGGCAATTAGGCAAGCTCTATGGAACAAGAGATCTTATACTCCGAAATCAATTATCGATGGTCGAGATCTTTTTGATCTTGTTTCTACCCCTCTTCATGGGCGCGACGCTGATTACCCATACCCTGAGCTTAATGATGTCACAGGAGGGCTCAGGAAGGGTGAATTAGTGACCTGCACGGCAGGATCAGGGACGGGCAAGAGCACCCTATGTGGTGAGATCGCAGTGTCTTTGATCGAACAGGATCAAACCGTTGGTTATATCGCGCTTGAAGAAAGCGTGAAACGCACCGGTCTCCGTCTGATGACGGTGGCCGCCAACAAACCTCTGCACTTAAACAATGAGATTCCTGCTGAAGCTTTTGAGAGTGCATTCGCGGATACCCTTGGAAGTGGTCGCGTTTTCTTACGGGATGGTTTTGGCTCTGTTGATCCAGACAGTCTTCTCAATGACATCCGCTTCCTGGTAAAAGCACACGAGGTTCAATGGATCATCCTTGATCACCTCTCCATTTTGTTGTCCGGCAATGAGTCGAACGATGAGCGGAAGATGATCGACGTAGTGATGACCAAGCTGCGCTCATTTGTTGAAGAGACCGGAATCGGAATGATTCTGATCTCTCATCTTCGCCGTAATCAAGGCGATAAGGGCCATGAGGATGGTGCATCCGTATCACTGGGACAGCTCCGGGGTTCACACTCCATCGCTCAGCTGTCAGATCTTGTGATCGCTCTTGAGCGGGACATCTCCAATGGAGATAACAGCGCCTGCCTCAAGGTGTTGAAGAACAGGTTCAATGGCCAGACAGGGCCAGCGAGCTCTCTTTACTACGACTCCGAGACCGGACGTCTTTCAACATCGCTTTTCAATTCCACTAAACCAACTGACTATGCCGACTTTTAAGCCGCGAGCCTTAGTTGCTTGTGAGTACAGCGGCAGGGTTCGGGACGCATTGATCTGGAACGGATTGGATGCAGTGTCATGTGATTTACTGCCAACAGATAGGAAAGGCCCCCACTACCAAGGAGACGTTTTTGACATCATCAACAATGGCTGGGACTTGATGATCGCTCATCCTCCCTGCACTCACCTTGCTGTCTCTGGTGCCAGATGGTTCCACAAGAAACAGAAGGAACAAGCTGAGGCTCTTGATTTTGTTCAAAAACTTCTAGATGCTCCTATCCCCTACATAGCTCTAGAGAATCCCGTCAGCATTATCTCCACTCGGATTCGCAAGCCTGATCAGATTGTGCAGCCGTGGCAGTTTGGAGACAGTCTCTCCAAGAAAACCTGCTGGTGGCTCAAGAATTTACCACTGCTCAACCCCACCAAGGTGGTTGATCCTGGTGAGTTTTATATATCCCCAACCGGTAAAAAACTTCCCAAATGGTATAGCCAAGCCTCAGGCAAAGACCGCTGGAAGATCAGGAGCACAACCCATCAGGGCATCGCTGACGCTATAGGCGAACAATGGGGATATTTTGTACTTGATCAATTCCACTAAACCAACTGACTATGCAGACTTCTGACCTCCATGCGGTCCTCTTCACTAAAGAGAATTGCGCCCCTTGTGAGCAAACAAAGGTCCACCTTCAAGAAGTAATCCAGGCACGTGCTGGAATTGTTGAATACATTTCCACACTGAACAAAGAAAATCATCAGGCACTTGTCGAAGCTTACGGGCTCAATCTTTTTCCTGTCCTGTTGATTGTAAATGGGCTGGGTGAAGAACAAGACCGAATCACGGGAGGAAATGCCGTCCGTGAAAACCTTTGTGGCCTACTCCGTGCCCTACAAATCTTAGATAAATGAGATTAGTCTTCGACATCGAGACTAACGGTTTACTGCGAAGTCTCACAAAGATCCACTGTATCGTTGCCCGCGACCTTGATACCAATGAAGAGTATCGCTGGGATAACGGGGACATACCAACTGGCTTGAAAGTTTTATCCGAGGCGGATGAACTCTATGGCCACAACATTATCGGATACGACTGTGAAGCAATCAAGGAGATCGTACCTTCTTGGACATATAGAGGTCGTCTCTACGACACACTCATTCTCTCAAGACTGTTCCTCACTGACATCCTGGACCGAGACTTTCGATCTCGTCCTGCGAACATGCCCTCGCACCTTTACGGTCGGCATTCACTCGAAGCATGGGGACACCGCTTGGGCTCGCACAAGTCCGAGTTTGGCAAATCGTTGGCGGGAGATTGGTCTACTTATACACCCGAAATGCTTGAGTATTGCGCTCAGGATGTGGTTGTCTCTGTCGAGCTATCGAAAATGTTTGAGCCTAAGCTTGAACAATACAAAGATTGCATTGACACTGAGCACAGATTAGCAATCATCATGGCGTGGCAAGAACGCGAAGGCTGGCCCTTCGACGTTGAAGCTGCACACAAACTGGAGTCCAAACTACGGACTGAACTCGACGCACTGTCAGACGATATGCGTTCCACCTTTCTCTTTGTAGATGGTGGCACTTTCACCCCTAAGCGCAACAACAAAACCCAAGGGTATTTTGCTGATGCGTCTATGTGCAAGCTGAAGGAGTTCAACCCCACCAGTCGACACCACATTGCTTGGGCCTTTGAAAAGTTCAGAGGCTGGAAGCCAATTGAGCGGACGGCAACAGGCACCCCAAAGATTGATGACACAGTTTTAAAAGAGATCGGCACACCCGAAGCTCTTAAGTTTGCCCGCATCCTGGAACTACAGAAACACCTCGGACAACTGAGTGAGGGTAAAAATGCCTGGCTTAAAAAGGTTTCTTCTAAAGGTAGGATCCATCATTCTTGTATTCTTAATACGAATACGGGGCGAATGTGTCATTTATCTCCGAATCTGGCGCAGACGCCTTCGGACTCTGAATACAGAAAATTATTCTATCCCGGAGTGGATCGTGTCCAGGTTGGTGCTGATGCTTCTGGTCTCGAGCTTAGATGCTTGGGACATTATTTGGCACCCTGGGACAACTCTAAGTTCGCTAAGGAAGTGGTGGAAGGAGACATCCACACCCAGCTAGCCGAGATCTACAACACCTCAAGATCTACCGGCAAGGGTGTAACTTACTCCCTAATTTATGGCGCGGGCGATATGAAATTAGGCCTTACGGCTGGTGCTTCTAAGGGCTCTGCTGCAAAGAAAGGAGCAGAGATTAGGAAACGCATCATGGATGGATTGGATGGCTTTGCAGAGCTTTCTGCGGCCATCTCAGAGCGTGCTGAATCTGGAGTCCTTAAAGGTCTTGATGGTCGACCTATCCGTTTACAAGGTAAAAATTATGCCGCTTCTAACTATCTCTTGCAGTCTGCTGGCGCCTGCATTTGTAAGTCTTGGCTACTACGAGCCAACGAGTTACTCACCGAAGCCGGAATTGATTATTGGCCTCTCGGGTTCATCCACGACGAGATCCAGTTGTCAGTTGCACCAAAGCACGCCGAACAGGCCGCTTTTTTAATCACCGCCGCTATGAAGGATGTCGAACATCAACTTAAATTCCGTTGCCAGCTTGACTCAGAAGCTCAAATTGGTAGCACCTGGGCTGACTGTCACTAGCCCCTCAAGGCTTGGTGATATTGCTGAACACTGGGTAGCTTTATTGGCTGCTTGGAAGGGGGCCGAAGTTTACCCGAATCTTAATTGCACTGGGCCAACTGACTTCATCATGGTTGTCAATGGTGTCCCCTACCAGCTGGACGTAAAGCTAGCCCGCCCAAACACTCAAGGATATTGGCGGGGCAACACAGAAAGAGTTCAGGACCCTGTGATCCCCGTCCTAGTCATTCCCACTGGTGACATCACCAACTGGAAAGTCCAGTGGATCCGCAACAGATATCCGCAGGAGCTTGAAAACTTCTGGAACCGTACCGCAATCCCATTCACTCATGAAACTAAAGCCTCCAAAGCTCCTAGTAGACGCCGACTTTTTCTGGTACAGGAGTGCGAGCGCCGCAGAAGACGAGCATGATTACAACGAAGAGATGACCGTCATTGTTGGAGATTTCAACAAAGGCAAAAGCATCGTTGAATCAGAACTCAACAAACTGCGCACAAGATTTGAAACGGACGATCTTCTACTGTTTTTTACAGATAGAAAGAACTTTAGAAAAGAAATTGACCCCACATACAAAGGCAACCGAACTAAACGAAAGCCTTGTGGTTACCTGAAATTAAAGAACTGGGGGATGGAAACCTACCCCTCAGTAATGAAACCAAATCTTGAAGCTGATGATTGTCTCGGGATCATTGCCACTAATGGCAGCGTGGAAAACTTTGTCCTCGTATCCCCCGATAAAGATATGGCTCAAATTCCATGCAGAATTTATGACCTCAAAGACGAATACACCCAGACCCCTGAACAGGCAGAGAGACTTCTCTACTCACAGTGTCTTACTGGAGATTCCACTGACGGCTACAAAGGTTGTCCGGGAGTTGGCCCGAAACGTGCTGGTCAAATCCTTGATAACTGCAAGGGATCTTACTGGGATGCTTGCGTTGAAACTTACAAAGAAGCAGGGATGACAGAAGAGGATGCCCTCAAAAATCTCCGCTTGGCGCGCATTCTCCAGGCTTCTGACTGGGATGCAAAAAAACAGACCCCCATTTTGTTTACGCCATGAGGCTCACAACACGGGAGTTAATGTTTGTCAAAAACATTTTGATGACTCGACGCTCCTACAAATACACAGTGGCTCCGCTTGGCGTTCAAAGCTGGGAGCCATGGATGGAAGCACTTCTCACCAAAGTTACCGATGAACTCGAAGTTTAATCCAACGCACTATCAGGGCTCAATTGAACCTTGGGATTTTATTGTTGCTCAAAAGATGGACTTTTTGACTGGCAACATTATTAAATACTTGACGCGAGCTGGCAAAAAAGATAACGAGTCAAAACTCGATGATCTTCTTAAAGCTCAAGTCTATCTCCGCAAACTTATTTCCACTGAAGTTAATGAAGACAGCACCGGATCTTCTGGGACAAGCGATCAAGTTCCGACAGATCATGAGTCAACCGATTGGGACCTTTACCCCGAATGGTTTGGACATTCAACGCAATTTGATCGTTGAAGAATTCAAAGAATTTTTAGAGGCTGAAACTGAGGCCACTAAATACTTGCAAAACCCACGAGCCCGTGAGGCTGCTCTTAAAGAGTTGGCTGATCTTTGCTTTGTATGTTTCCAGTATGCCGCTGCTGCTGGGTGGGAGCTGGATGAAGCCCTAGATAGGGTCAACACCTCCAACCTAAGCAAGCTGGTCGATGGCAAACCTCTCAAGCGAGAGGACGGAAAGGTCTTAAAAGGACCGAACTACAAACCCCCTTATCTCACAGACTTAGTTTAATGCCTGACTACATTGCCCGCACTGGTCGAGTTCAATCATGGCTCGACAATCCAGAAAAAAAATTACCTGTTAGTTGTACGGTGTTCGTTGTTGATGACACATTCGATGAGACTAATGAGGGACTGGACGCCAGTTTCAGATTTGTGTCGCATGCACTTCGGAATGCGGCTGGAGTCGCTGTACATTTATCTAGACTGCGTCCCGCCGGAGAAACGAATTCATCGGGTCTTGTGGCTAGCGGCCCTTGTTCATTCGCCAAGATCTACAGCGTACTTAATGAGGTTATTCGACGTGGCGGAACGTATAAGGGAGGAGCTTGTGTTATTCATCTAGACGCGAATCATAGTGATCTAGAGCTATTTCTAGACACTCCTCGCCATGAGTTGCCTTGGGTTAAGCGTTGTGTTGACATCACGGAGGAGTGGTGGAATGAAATTACCGAACCTGTCAGAGAAAAACTGTACAAAGGAATTCAAGCCGGGGATATTTGGCTTAACAAGGTCAAGTTCGACGGAGCCGGAGAAAGAATATACGGCAACGTTTGTCTTGAAATCTACATCCAAAGCCGAGGGACCTGTTTGCTTCAGCATGTCAATCTTGGTGCCTGCGAACTGGACGATCTCTATCCAGCATTTCAAGAAGGCATGTCCGAACTATGTAGTCTCCATCCGAGAACAGGTGTCGGAGAGACCGGCGAATATCTGCCAAGCTCTGTCGATAGGCAAGTGGGCCTCGGTGTTCTGGGGCTGGCTAATTTCCTCAAGAGACAAGGTGTAAGTTATGCAGCTTTTGGTGAAGCTCTCACGCTTATTGAAGATTCAGATGCTGAACGGACCCCCGCTCTTGTTGTCGCTAGGGAGCTTGCTTGTGCTGTGGCTGGTGCCGCTGCAGTTGCTCGCGCTCATCATATGGATAGGGCCTTTACTATCGCCCCCACAGCCTCATGCTCCTACCGCTACACCGACCTTGACGGGTACACCACCTGTCCAGAAATTGCACCACCTATAAGCCGCAAGGTTGACCGCGATAGCGGCACTTTCGGTGTTCAGTCCTACGACTATGGCGATGTAGAAATCGGATCGGAAGTAGGGTGGGACGCTTATAAATCCGTCGCTGACGGCATCTGCAAGTTGTTTGCAGACACTGGCCTCTTCCACGGTTATTCGTTTAACTCATGGAGTGACGTTGTTTCTTACGATCAGGCCTTCATCGAGGACTGGCTTCAGTCACCTCAAACCTCTCTCTACTATGCGCTCCAGGTGATGCCTGACACACTCCGAAAGGATGATGTCACATCGATCCTTGATGAGGACTACCACGATATTTTTGGGCTTGATAGTGAGGAGGACTTCTGTTCTTCTTGCGCTGAGTAAATTGTCTAAGTACACACAAATTGTTTCCAGAAAAAGAACCTGGACCCCTGTCGCTGTTGATAAAGGCGACGTCAAAGAAGGTGCCGAAGAGACTCTCCTCCGGTGCCTAGCATTACGCACACTTGAACTTCCTGTGAAGGAAATGCTCTCTCAAGGTTTGGAGAGGGAGCTGCCGGATGACCCCGGTGTATTGCCCGCCTTGCAATCAAATATGGCTGATGAGGATAAGCACGATCTGGCTCTCAACTATATCGTTAATGTACATGGCGTCTCTGAGTCTGCCGAACGAGAAGCTGCACGAATCCGTGAAGCCTGGCTCTCTGCGCCAGAGCATCCAATCCTTAAGACGGCGATCCTCGAAAGGTCAGTCTTTTTCGTACTACTACCCTTCTTCCGCTTTAACGGAGACATGGGCATCCGCACCGTTGCCAGTGATATTTCACGCGACGAGCAGACCCACACTGCGCTCCA